CTTGCATTTCCAAGTGGTGTTGAAACACACGATGTATTAAGTAGGGTGATTACCACTACCTATATTCAAGACGGTTATCTTTGTGAAAAGAGTGTAACAAGAGAATATAGAGACGGTGACTACCACGATCAATCCACATCCAAAAGGATAATTAAAGTTAATGGCTGACCCAATAATCAATAAGTCTCTTTTAGGTAAGAATAATTTTAGACTTCTTATCGACAAAGTACCTACTGTAGAGTTCTTTGTAAAGACTGTAAATATCCCAGGCGTACAATTCACTGAAACGGTTGCACCTGCTGGAATCGGTTTAGATGCATTCTTCCCAGGCGATAAGGTTTCTTTCGATACTCTCAGTATCGGTTTCTTAGTAGATGAAGACCTAGGAAACTTTAAAGAGATATTTGATTGGATGGATTCTATTGTTCCAGTATCAGACCCAAATGCATATGCAGCTTATGTTCAGTCAGTCAAGACTGCAACTGGTTCTCAATCTGCAATTGATAATGATATGAATCAATACTCAGACATAACTCTAATTACAAACACTAATAAAAACATACCTAATAAATTCTTTAGGTTCCATGATGCATTCCCTATATCACTAAGTGGGATTGAGATGGAATCAGGGGCAGACGGTGAACCCGTAATTGCAACTGTAGAATTTAGGTTCACATACTACGAAATAAAATCCACTTCCTAAAGTACCATAAATATGGTATAATAGGTATATTATGACTCTCGATGAATTAAAAGAAGAGTGGAAAAAGGATTGTGAAATTGATGATATCGAACTAGATAAGTCATCATTAGAAGTTCCTAAACTCCACGCAAAATACTCCGAACTCTTAACTGATGCAGTAATCAGGCATAAGAATATCCAACTTAAATACTCCATGCTATTGAAAGATAAATGGTTGTGGTTTAATGGTAAGATGGATGAAGGTCGTATCAAAGAATTAGGATGGGATGATGACCCGTTTGATGGTCTAAAGATCATGAAGAATGATATGCAAATATTCTTCAATGCAGATCAAGACTTACAAAAGTTAAACGCACAAACTGAGTATGCACAGATAACAATTGATTTCTTAAAAAGATGTATGGAAAACATTACATGGAGACATCAAACTATCAAGAATACTATTGATTGGCGTAAGTTCATGGCGGGTTCATAATGGTCTACAATAATTACTGTTGTGTTCTATCAGAATTTCTTAATCCTACTGAGGTAGAATACCTTCACGGATATGCAAGGAGTCTTCCTATACAGGAAGGGGCCCTTGGGTTCGATGGTAAAGATTCTGATTCTCAGAAAGCAAGAGATAATAAATCAGGTAATGTAGATAATAGTGTTAGACAATCTACTAACAAGTGGATATATCATGATGACCCTAAATTCTCAATAGATTTAAAACAAAAGATATTTGATGGTATGATGCAAGCTAATCAAATGAGTGGATGGAACTACGAGGTCGATCAAATGGAAAACTGGCAGTATACAGTTTATGAAGCTCAAGAGGATAGACCTACTGGAGATTTCTATACATGGCATACTGATTGTGGTTCTGAACCATATGCATGGGGTAAAATAAGAAAACTATCTGCATCAATTCAATTATCATGTCCTGATGAATACGAAGGTGGACACTTTCAATGGATGGAACAAACTAAAGTATTCGACAATCTAAGAAGTCGTGGCCAAGTTATCAGACAAGATGAATTAATTTGCTCTGCACCTATGAGTGGTAAAGAGTTAGGTTCAATGCTTGTATTTCCTTCTTGGTTACATCACCAAGTCACACCCGTGACGAGAGGAACTAGGAAGTCCTTGGTAGTATGGAATACAGGATGGCCTCTGAAATAACCCTCAAGAAGGTCGATGAGGTCTTCATGCAAGTTAAATGTGACGATGGTCTCTCTAGAGACTTGTTCGATTTCTTTTCGTTCACTGTTCCAAATGCAAAGTTCATGCCCTCAGTTAAGAATAGATACTGGGATGGTAAGGTTCGTCTGTTCTCAATCAAAACAAATAAAATCTATATCGGATTACTTCCATATGTAGATGAGTTCTGTAGAGAAAGAGGATATGATATTGTAGGTATAAACGATATCATAGGAGATAAAGAAAGACAGCCTGATGAGAACTTCATACAAGAACTAGGATTACCTTTTGAACCTAGAGACTATCAGATGGATGCATTCAGAACTGCAGTCCAATATGGTAGACAACTTTTACTTTCACCAACTGCAAGTGGTAAATCATTAATCATTTATTTACTTGCACGATACTATAACAAAAAAACAATCGTCATTGTTCCTACTACATCCTTAGTAGAACAGATGGCAAAGGATTTTAAAGACTATGGATACGATAAAGAGATATGCAAAATATATGGTGGTCAGCCTGTATTCGATTCTGACATTACGATATCAACATGGCAGAGTTTTAGTAAAGCACCTAAAGATGTCATGCAATCATTCGAAGTCGTATTCGGAGACGAAGCCCACCTCTTCAAAGCAAATGTCCTCAAAGGAATCCTCGAAAAAATGAAAAAGACTGCAATCCGTTTTGGAACCACTGGAACACTAGATGGTTCTGAATGTCATAGATTGCAATTAGAAGGAATGTTCGGCCCAGTCAAAAAGGTCATAAGCACAAAAGAGTTAATGGATGAAGGAACAATTGCAAATTTAAATATCGATTGTGTCATACTTCGTCATACAAAACAAAAGAAAATGACCTACCAAGAGGAAATGGATTACATTGTTTCTAACAAAGCAAGAAACTTATTCCTTGTTAATCTTGTTAGAAGCTTGAAAGGTAATACACTGGTGTTGTTTCAATTTGTAGAAAAACACGGTACAGTATTATTTGATATGATGTCTAATACAGATATGGGTGGTAACCTACATTATGTGTATGGTGGAACAGATACAGAAGATAGAGAATCAGTTAGAGAGATTGTAGAGAATAATAAAGAAGATACTATTCTTGCATCATACGGAACATTCTCTACTGGAGTAAACATAAAAAGAATCGATAACATTGTCTTTGCAAGTCCATCTAAATCTAGAATACGAAATCTACAATCAATTGGTAGAGGCCTTCGTAAGGTAGATGGTAAAGATTCCATGAGACTATTCGATATTGCTGATGATCTTCAATGTGATAACTACACTCTAAATCACCTGAAAGATCGTATAAATATATACAACGAAGAGAGATTTTCATATGAAATTAAGCAATTCGAATTAAATGACAAGCCCTAAGGATATTATCCCACAAAAATACGAAGTTCTGAAACTTAGAAGTGGTTCAGAGGTTGTAGGTATGACAAGAGATACCCATGATGGAATAGTGATTACTCTTCCTATGATCTGTAGGTTAGAGACAATCAATCCCGAAGGTAGTCATACCCTTGCAACATTTTATCCTTATGCACCATTGTCTGCAGACCCAACAGTCCAAATTCCAAATGATATGGTTGCACATAGAAGTAGTCTTAATGAACAGTTCGTTCCTTTCTATGATGAAGCTTCTGCAAGATGGTTCGACATGGTTGAAAATAAATCTATCCCTCTAACAGGTAATAGAAAAGAAATTCGTAAAGTATACCTCGATAGAATAGTTAATGACCTCATGTCTGCAACTGGTGGCCCGATCACTGAAAGGGAAGAGAGGATGTTAGAGAGACTCGAAGAAGAAGAATGGGATGAGTTAGATGAAACTATGGCAGACTTCGAACATGCAATCCCACCCACCGACAAAAAGAAAATCCATTAGTCTCAAATAATTTACACTTTATCTCATTAAGCTTTACGATAAGTTTAGCGAATGTATATATACTATCGAATAAATTTGAGTTATATCATTTTATTCATGTGTATTATAATTTAATTTTAGGAAAACCCACTATGACCACAGCAGTTTTAAGAATTGCGAAGAGCATGGTGTCTGAAATTCAAAACTTGAGAAGATCAGAGATTGTATCAAAGCTAATCGATGGTGTAGAATTCATCACACTGTTAACTCTTCCAATATTGTTACCAATAGGAATAATGTTACTCGCAACAGCGGGGTATTGAGGCTCGTTGTGGCATTTACAAAAATGTCACGAAAATATTTACATCAACTTCAAGAGAAGGGGGAGGTAGTCTTACTCCTCCTGATCTTCTTCGCATCGATTTGGGGCGTCTCATGAAACACTATATACTAGGTGGAATGATAAGTTTGTGCATGTTTTATATCTCGATTGGAGATATGGATAGGATGAGTCGTGCAGTCGAAAGAAGAACAGAAATAGTATCTTAATCCCTTATTAGTATATTCCCCTTAGGCACATAATTATTTTATCATAGATTTCCCATTTGTAAAGGTGGTTTTCGAAGAAAATTCAAATTAAATAAATACTAAAAAGCCTCTTACAATATAGAGATTTTCTAGTATAATAGACACATGACTACTAAAAAAGACCCTAAAAAAGCAGAACACTATGTTAACAACAAAGAGTTCACACTAGCAGTCTCCGAGTATAACCAAGCAACTAAACTCGCAGAATCCAACGGAGAAGTACCTCCAAGAATGACAGAATACATTGGTGAATGTATCTATAAGATTGCGACTCGATTATCGACTCGTCCTAATTTTATCAACTACACATACCGAGACGAAATGATTTGTGATGCAATTGAAAACTGTATCCAATATATCGGTAACTTCAATACAGAAAAATCAAATAATGCATTTGCATATGTAACACAAATTTGTTACTACGCATTCCTACGAAGGATACAGAAGGAGAAGAAACAAGTTTTCATTAAACAGAAGTCCATCGAGGAATCAAATGTTACTATGGATGCATACACAACCATTGATGGTGAACACGACCCTAATCTTACAAACACAAATGTAGAGTGGATGCAAGAACATATGAATCGGGTTGAGTACGAACCACGAAAATCTAAAAGAGCCAAGAAAGTAAAAAAGGAAACTAATCTAGAAAAATTCTCTAAATGAAGATAGCAATACTTAACGACACACACGCAGGTGTCCGAGGTGATATGCAGGCTATGTCTGATTACCAAGGACGATTTTATCAGGAAGTATTTTTCCCGTATCTAGTTGAAAACGATATCAGTCATATCATTCATCTAGGAGATTACTTTGATCGAAGGAAGTATATCAACTTCTCGTCTCTCAAAGCAAACAGAGAACACTTCATAAAACCTATGTTAGAAGCTGGTATCAGTATGGATTTGATTATTGGTAATCATGATACTTATTATAAGAATACCAATGATGTAAATGCACCTGATCTATTACTATTTGAATCCGACAACATTAGTATAATACAAGAACCCGAAGTAAGAGAATATGATGGGTTGAATATTGCAATGAGTCCATGGATTAATAGTGATAACTACGCAGATTCCGTTGAGTTTTTAACCACATGTAATGCACCTATTTGTATGGGTCATTTTGAATTTGAGGGTGCATTAATGATGCCCGGCATGACATGTCAACATGGATTAGATCATTCATATGTAAGTCGATTCGAAAAGGTTTACAGTGGTCACTTCCATCAGAAATCTAAATTTGCAAACATTCATTACCTTGGTTCACAAATGCAATTCACTTGGTCAGACTATGGAGATAACAAATACTTCCATGTGTTTGATACATCAACAAGGGATATGCTTCCAGTTCGTAATCCAATTACTATATTTGAAAAGGTATTCTATGATGATACAAAAGAATCATTTGAAACCATTGTTAATAAAGACTATAGTAATGTATCAGGAACATTCACAAAGGTAATTGTTGTTAACAAAGACAATCCTTATTGGTTTGATTCATTCTTAGATAAGATACATGCAGCTTCTCCATTACATTTACAAGTAGTAGATGACCATAAACATATGGACTTGATGGATGATTCTGATGTGGAGAATGTTGAAGACACATTAACTATATTAAACAAGTATGTAGAAGGTATGGAGATACAGGGTAAGAAAAAGCCTCTTACCGATTTGATGACTTCATTGTATAATGAAGCATTAGACGAACACACTTATCTATGATAATATTTAAAGAAGTAAGATATAAAAATTTACTATCATCGGGAAACAAGTTTACAAAGATACCACTTAATTCCCATCAGACTACTCTTGTACTAGGAGAGAACGGTGCTGGTAAATCAACATTATTAGATGCATTATGTTATGCATTATATGGTCGTGGGTTTCGTAACCTAAAGAAAGACCTTCTAATCAACTCAGTCAATCAAAAAGAATTATTAGTCGAACTCGATTTTTCTATCGGGAGAAAAGACTACAAATTAATCCGTGGGGCAAAACCAAATACATTTGAAATTTGGTGTAATGACATTTTGTTAAATCAAGATGCAAGTGTCAGGGATTATCAAGACCATCTAGAATCGAACATACTCAAAATGAGTTTTCGTTCTTTTACTCAGGTGGCAATCCTAGGGTCGGCAAACTTTACTCCGTTCATGCAACTTCGAGCAAAGGACAGAAGAAAGTTAGTCGAAGACCTTTTGGATATTACAATATTTACAACTATGATGCAGTTGTTGAGGAAACGAAAATCTAATCATGCATTAGATATCAAAGAAAATCAACATGAAATTGCAATTCTTGAAGAACGGATTAATGGTCTTAACAGTCAACTTGATGCGCTTCGTGAAAATCGTGATGAAAAAATATACAAATTTGAAACTACCATTAATCAAACTCAAACCAACATAGACAAACTATTAGGAGAGGTTGATGAAAAGACGAAAAATGTGGTGGAGAAAACACGACTTATCTCGGATAAAGATTCTACGGAAACTAGACTTAAACAAACAAATGACATGGAGACTCAACTCGAAAGAGCTCGAAAGAAAGCAATTGGAGACATTGAGTTCTACGAGAACAATGACAATTGTCCAACATGCAAACAAGGATTAGACCATGAACACAAGCAGAAGCACATTCAGGAAAAAAATTCGAAGGTTACAGAGATCAAGGAAGCGTTGTCAACTCTCGAAGGACAAGTCACAGAACTACATTCCGAAATTGAAAGAATCAACGGAGTCCAGTCAGAAATAGACGAGATACAAAGAGAGATAGGTCTTTCACAAACAGAGATCGTTTCTAATCAAAAGTATATCGGTAAGTTACAGAAAGAGATCAAAGAACTTGAACAAGAGCAAGAAGGTAATACTGATGCACATGAACAAGTTGAAAAGGCAGAGGATGATTTGCACATCTTAACTAAGAAGAAACAACATCTTGCTGACCATGGTCACTATCTAGAAATTGCAACTCTACTCTTAAGAGATCAGGGTGTAAAAGAAAAGATTATCAAACAGTATGTTCCTATCATGAATAAACTAATTAACAAGTATCTTGCACAATTAGAATTCTATGTTGGGTTCGAACTGGATGAAAGTTTCGATGAAACAATCAAGTCTAGATTCAGGGATGTATTTAAATATGAGAACTTCTCTCAAGGTGAAAAGATGAGAATTGATCTTGCATTACTATTCACTTGGAGAGCTGTTGCAAGAATGAAGAACTCAGTAAATACAAACCTTCTAGTATTGGATGAAGTATTCGACAGTTCCCTCGATGCATCAGGTACAGATGAATTCATGAAGATGTTGAATACACTTACAGAGAAGACAAATGCATTCATTATATCTCACAAAGGTGATATACTATACGATAAATTCGAACATGTAGTGAGGTTTGAGAAACATAAAAACTTCTCTCGTATCGCAGAATAGATAAATAGTATTATGAAAAGCTTTTCACAATTTGCAGAAAATAAGATCGTCATAGAGAAGAAACCTCTAGTCGAAGCTTCTATTCTTAAACCC